CGGTGCCAGTGCGGCCAGCTCCTCGTAGACGCTGCTAATCGCCGTCCAGACAACCGTGCCATCGGTAATGGTGCTGCCAATGTCGGTTGGCCAGGCGGGTTGGGTGCTGGCGCTGGTGCCGGCCGTGGTGCATTGGAAGACGAGGCCGGATGCCTGCAGGCTGCTGGCGCGGACAATATCGCCAACGACGTATGCAGTTGAACTAGCCCAAGCCGAGTACGCCATCAGGGTTCAAATACTTGACGGAAGGTGGCTGTAATCGTATTCACATTGGCGTAACGAAGATCACGCGACCAACTCTCCACGACCCACTTGTAAGCCGTTGCTTCATCCAATGGCGTCCAAGTGAAGCTGGCATTATCAGCAGCGCGGGCATCAAAGAATGCCTCAATGGCATCGGCATCCGTGCTGTCCTTAGCTGTCCAAGTCAAATCCCAAATGCGTGGGTTTTGATTCAGGCCATAAGTGAGCCGTTGCTCATAGCCATCACCAAACTGCACCTTGCGCACATTGGGTTGACTTTTACGTGACGCACCGAAATCAGGCGTGGTGCCGCCTGTGCTAGTGCCAACAGTGGCGTCGTTGAAAGTGGCCATTACGCGAGCAAGCCTCCAGGACGTTTCTGCTTGATCAGCTCTTGCTGAACGGCAATGCCGATTGCCTTGCCAAGTGCATTGGCCTGCTGACCGTTGCCTTCAACGTTGCTGCCATTGGCATCGACATTCACCACAACATTACCGACCCCACCACCTTTCATGGTTACAGGAATGCTACGACCATCAGGAAGAGGCACATAGGCTTCAGGACGGCTTCCTTCGCCATACATAGCGAGCTGTGGACCAGTTGCAATGCCACCAGCGGCGTAGCGTTTGAGTTTGAGCGGACCGTTGGCAGTCATGATCCCACCCATTGCAAAGCTGGGCAGCAACGAACCACCAAAACTTCCAGTGCCTACACCGAACGAAGGGTTGGTGAACATGCTGGGCGCACCACCGCCAAAGTAATTGCCAGCAACACTGACGGGCGCAGGGGCAAAAAGATTCCTAAAGAAGGTCATAATTTGCAGCTTCAGGTAATCGTTGATCATTTGAATCACCATGTTCTGAAATGATTTGGCAATGTCTTGGAACAAGGTGCCAAGCGCCTCACGCGCTGATTGAGCCGAGAACACAAGGTTGCTGAATGCAGTGCCAAGGCTGGTTGACAAGTTGCCAGCCAGATCAGTCAAGCGGGGTTGGATGTCTTCAAACGATTGTTTGAGTGCGTCAATCTCCTCCTTCATTCTTCCGAACACAGTTATCTGCTCTACTTCACCGCCTTTGTAGGTAGGCAGTTTTTCTTTAATTTGATTTAAGAAGGAAACAGTTTTTGCCAACTCATCGTTATCAAGTTTCCTGATGTCGGCTACGGCTTGCTCTCGCTCAAGCCTGATTGCGTCTAAGCGAATTTGAGCATTTGTAATATCAAGACCTTTTGCTTTGCCCTGAGAAATCCTTTCCTCCAATGCACTTTCTTCGTTAATCAAAACATCGCGGGTGATTTCAAGTGCTTTGCGACGCTGGATAATTCTCAGCCTTTCAGCTTCATCAAGATTTCCCTTTTTCAGTGCGGCTGTAATTTTTTGTTCAGTAATTAAAACGTCATTGAGCAGTTGCTTGCGTGCTTCATTGTTGAACTGACGACCAAGTACAGCAATAGAACGCGAAAAGTCGGACTGCAATTTATTCAAGATTGATTTGGAATCGCCGCCGCCAGTGGTGTCAATGCCAGGCAGATTTGATGGCTTCTCTGGCACAGGCGCTTCAGGACCAGCCTTGGCGCCTTGAATAATTTGCATCGAGCCAGCACGTAAAGCCCTTGCCAGAGAAAGCCGGCTTTTTTCCTCTTTTGATAATCCATCAACGCGAACCAATTGTTCAGCTTCAAGTTGTTTAATAATTGCGTCCTGCGCTTTTACATTTCTAATTGCATTATCAAGCAACTTTCCTCCAAATTTCTCTTCCATTAAGCGCCCAAAACGCTCAAGTTCTTTGCCCAAGCTCAAAAACGACTTAATGGCCTCACTGGCAAAGTTTTGGAACGATGCGCCCATGTCCTTGAGGATCGGACCAATTGCGCCTTTAAGTTCCGCTAATTGAGTCTTCAGGCGATCACCAGCAGCATCTGGACCATCAGCCAAAATCTTTGCGCTTTCGCCGTATTCAAGGAATAATTTTTCTGCAAATAGCTGGAAGTCCTGCAAGCTGACTTGACCTTTTTCAAGTGCCTTATCAAGCTCCTGAGGCGTCATATCAAGAGCTTTGGCAAACAGGCTAAATGCACCAGGCAAACGCTCACCGATCTGTTGCCGCAATTCTTCAGCGGAAACCTTGCCCTTGCTGAAGACCTGAGAAGTTGCGGTCAGAGCCGAATCAAGCTGCTCAAGGCTGCCGCCAGTGCCTCGAATGCCAGAGGCAACGCCAATAAATGCTTTTTCTGCATCGCGAACATTGCCGCCAGCGCCTTTGACTGAAGCTGTTAGCTGCGTAAATTGGCGGGTGATAATTTCCTGCGGAATTGCCAAATCACGGCTGGTTTGGTTGATAAACGAAAGCGCCCGTTGGTACTCAAACGAATCCTTGGTGACTAGCCGCAATGCTTGGCGTTGTTTGCTCAGTTCAGCCGCATAAGTGGCAACATCACCAAGCCCTTGGCGGAACATCCCGACCTGAGCGCCAATTGCGCCGCCGGTAATTGCACCAGGAACACCACCGACAATCGCGCCAATACCAGCGCCAGCAGCCCCTTCAAGGCCGCCAAACACGCCAGCACCAGCAATCGTCCCCGCAATCTGTGCGCCAGCAGCAAGACGTCCGCGACCGCCTGGCTGGACTTTCCTCAGTTGTGCCTCAAGTTTCGCTGCTTCAGCGTTTGCTTGTTTGAATTCAGCAGTGCCAATCTCAACGCTATTTGCAATCTCACGCCATGCATTTGCATAGCCTTTGAGATTATTGATGCTGTTCGCAGAAGTCTGTTGAATCTTTCTCAGTTCATCAGATACTTCTTTGAAATTGACGTTTGCAGCCGCAGCTTGTTGCCCCAGATTCTTGAAGCTGCCAGACAACCTCGTGAGCTGCTCACCGCCCTGTTGCTTAATCCTCAGCAGCAGCTCAGTGGTTTGGCTCATTTGCGTTTGCTGTTCAGAACGGCCAGGGCAGCCATTTCCATCACCTGCACGCCTTCGAAGATGGCAACAGGATCCTTGACTGAATACAGCTTACAGAGCCATTCCAAACTCGGGTAGATCAGTCCTGTCAATCCAGCCATGCTCGTGTGCCATTGGGTCGACATGCGGATGAACATCAACACAACTTCCCAGTTCTCCTCCCAGATTTCACAGTCCTGCTGTGCAGTTTGAAGACGTGCAGCGGCGATCTGCTCCTCGCTTGCGCCAAGAGCCTTCAGGTCGGCCTCACGTTCGTCTACAACGCCGCCTTTCGCCCAGTACTCAGCGGCGGCCTTTAGTTTTTTGCCGGCGCTCCAGTGACGCTATCGGCATACGCCTGAATCAAAGCCTTCATGACGTAAGGGTCGTCACACAGTTCCTTCTTGTTCTTTTCAGTAAAAGGAACCGGCTTGCCGGACTCGTCATTGATGCCATCCCAGCCTTCAAGGATCCCATCAAGCAGGGCGTCATCACCCTTCTCGACGAGAGCATTGAAAGCCGAACGACTGATCTTCTTAAAGACTGCCTCGAACGTTTGAGACTCGAAGCGATTCCCGTCAACCGGGATCTCAACTTTGACTTCCCACTTGTAGGAAGCAGTCTTCTTGAGGACGAAGGCCATGAACAGAGATCAGGTGAACACCAGCGAAGCTTCGTTGTTGCCAGCCGTGGTGGGCAGAGCCAGGTACGGCATGGACAGCGCGATTACGCCGTTAGTATCAGCGTAGCTACAACCGGTGATATCCGTCTGCGCTGCGTTCAGCGTGACGATGTTGCCAGCAGTGGCGCCCAACACGAGGCTGGTGGAACCAGTAGCAGCAGCAACGGCCTTGGCGAAAAAGTCGGTGGTGCCAACAGCAGGAGCCTCAATCACAGCCGTACCACCAGGGGCGCGGTTGGTGATCAGAACCTCTTTATTGGAAGCGGTCTCCTTGTACAGCAGCTCGTTGTTCAACGCCATGTCGAACGACTCAATGCGGGAGCTGGTCACACCGTGGAAAGTGGCCGTGGTCACGTTGGTGTCGTTGACCTCAATGGCAGCAGCCTGGTTGGCAACAGTGAAGGAGCCAGACACGGCGGTGTCGTCAGGAGCGTTGTAAATGCCGATGAACTGGAAGCTGGCAACAGCAAACTGACCGGCAGTCAGGTTGAAGCTGACAGTGCCGCGTGCGCCAGTGATCTTGTGGCGGGTGCCGTCGTAGAAGCAGTAGATCGTGGCAGAACTGAAGCTGCTGCTCACCGGGGCGTAAGTCACCGAGACGCCAGAGGAAGTGGTTTCGCTCAGGCCACAGGACTTCAGCAGCGGACCAAAGGCAGGAGCGGTGCCAGCAGCGCCAGAACCAGCCAGCTCAACATCAAAGGTCACGCTGACGCGCTTGTTGGCAACCAAAGTGCCACGGGTGCTGTTACCAAGGAAGCCTTGATAAGAAGCCGCTTGAACGTTGTCCGATTCAATCGGAGTTACTTCAAGGTTGGTAACTTGAACCGCGTCAGAACCGCCGACAGGACTAGGGTCAGTCCCATAGGTTGTCTCAATCTTCGCGATCAGAAACTTCTTCCGAGTCAGTGCCATCGGTGGTAGGAGCGGCGGTTTCTGTGATCAGTGTAAGCTTCCCAGACTTAGGGTCAAACAAATAGCTGCCGCCCACTCCGGGATTGGGAACTTCCCTTTCAATCTTAGCCATGATGTTAGGCGCTAGTTAATGAAGTCCTGCTCGTGCGATACCGCACAAGAAAGTCTTGGCTAATGATACCCAAAGGAACATCAGCTTCATAAAGACTGAAGTCAGTACGGTCAGGTGTCAAGTCAAGTGCATAACCGTTGACGGTTTGATCAGCCATCAATTTTTGATGCACCTGCTGCGTGTAGGTGTCTGAAGTGTCGTCAGGGATGGCAGCACGAACAAGGGTGGTGATCCTGACCCGCATCGTCCAGTCCAACTTGTCGTAAAAGTTGGTGTCAATCGGTTGGTCATTGACAGGCTCCACAATCACCGCTGGCACTTCACCACGCGCCAGAGGCTCCACACGGCTCCTGTAGACCGTTGCACCGGTGATGCTGCTTAGATTGCTGGCAATGCGAGCAAGGATCAATTCGCGGCGTGTGTCAGCCATGATCAGGCAGAAGCAACTTGAACAACGGTGCAGATGATGCCGGGAATGCTTGGATGAGCAAAGGGACTAGTAGCTGCGGCTTCAGCGTGAATGTAGGCATCAGCGTTGGATGTTGCCCACATCAGTTCCAAATAATCGTTGGCAACCAGCGGCAATACAAAATTAACAGTGCCAATTACGTTGCCAGGAGTGCCACCATGGCTTGCAATAACACTGAACTTGCTGTCGCTAGCAGGTACATCGCCAGCGGCGCCACTGTTGTTTTTGCGGAACCAAACATTCACGTCATGAATACTGGTGCCTGTGTTGCTGAATTGAATTGAAAAAGTCAGGCTGTAAATACCGGCATGATCAAATGTGATTTGAGTGTTGGAAACAACGCGAATGCCGCGACTACCTGTATCACGCTGCCGCAGATAAATCGATGTAGGCGTGTTGGCCGTTGCGGTCTGAGAGGTAGTGTCCCAGAAAGACCCCCAGTAACCAGGAGAGGAGAAGTACGGCAGTCGACTCCAAGTTGAAACCCCGTCTCCAATCTTGAGATTATTTGTCTGCGTTTCAATGGCGGCTTCACCTGGAAGCAACACAGGATTCAATGCCGCCCAATTCGCTCTGGTATTGACCTTGAAGACGCTGCTCATGACCTCAAAGTCAAACCTTGCTCAATAGTAGTTCTGAAAAAACACCGTCATCAATAGGGCGATTCTCGCGGACGATGTAAGACGCGGAATCAACAGTGATAGAAGTGCCGCGAGCGGTGGTGCTGACATCAGAAGTCTTTGCCGTAAGCAAGTACTCCCGAGACAACGCCATACCGCCCGCGATCACATCCATCGGCGAATCCAAAATGCCAAGGAACGCAGTACCAGCACCAATTTGGCAAGTAACGCCAAACTCGTTCAGGAATGCATCTGGCAATTCAGGAAACGCCATCAGGATCAGTTGCCGTACTTCTTGCTGTAAACCAGCGAGACGCCGTACACAAACACAGGGTTGGTGCCAGCTTGAGTACCGACAGCACGCACATAACGGCGCACATCGTTGGTGTTGATGCTGATCTTCTCAAAGGCAGCAGCAGAACTGGTGACCTCGGTGAAGGTCTTGCCGGTGATGTCAGCCCAAGCAGAGTTGTCAGCAGAATCCTGAAGTTTGACGTTCAGGGTAGGGGTGGTGCCGCTACCAGCTTCGCAATCGAGGATCACGATGG